AGATACGCAGGGAATGATCGACCGGGTGCATGAGCTCGGCGGGGTCATGGACGAGGCATCAGTCAAAGATGCAGCCGCATTCCAGGACAGCCTTCAGGACATGAAAGCATCCTTCACAGGAATCCGGAACAGCCTCGCAAGCGGTCTTATGCCGGTACTTTCCGGGTTCATGGATAAAGTCGGCGATTTCGTAGCAAATGCAGACCTGTCGCCGCTTACAGACATGTTTAGCGGCGCCTTCGATGCTGTGGCGGAGTTTGTATCCAGTCTTGATATCGAGGCGATCGGCGAGACCTTCCAGTCTGTCATGAGCGGAATCGGAGATGCGGTGAGCACTGCGTGGGATGTCATTCAGACGGTATTCACGTCTATAACGGACGGCCTAAGCGCCATTACTGATTCACTCGGTGAGACGGACGTGAGCTGGTCGGATGTCTGGGGCGAGATTTCGTCAATTATTTCAAGTGCAGCCGAAGTGGTGAGTCAGGCAATCAGCGTTATTTCGCAGGCGATAGCGTGGCTTGTTACGCAGGCACAGACAGAAGGCACGGTCTTCAATGCAATCTGGAAAAATATCCAGATCGCCGTGCAAACTGCCCGTGATGTTATTAAGGGCGTGATCCAATTTGTCTCAGCGCTTTTGAAGGGCGACTGGAAGGGAGCCTGGGAATCGGCGCGCGGCGTCGTTTCTACAATTTGGTCATCTATCCGTTCCATGCTGTCAAATTATTGGAACTCGATCCGCAGCACAGCTTCAAATATTTGGAACGGCATAAAAAGTGCGATCACTACGCCGATTCAAAATGCGAAAAATACGATCTCCGGAATACTTAGCACGATCCGCGGATTCTTCCCGCTTTCCATCGGCAATATCTTCTCTAACTTGAAGCTTCCGCATATTTCGATTTCTGGAGGCGAAGCTCCGTTCGGAATCGGCGGCAAGGGATCTCTCCCGCACTTCAGCGTCAACTGGTATGCGAAAGCGATGGAAAATCCGTATGTCTTCAGCAATGCCACATTATTCGGAGCAGGCGAAGCAGGAGACGAGATTCTATACGGCAAGGATGCTCTTCTGAATGACATCCGAGAAGCGGCGGGGAACGGTCCGAAGGTGGTCAATTATATCACTGTCAACGGATCGGAAGACCCGGAAGCATGGGCGTCAAAATTTGCAAGACAAATGAAACTTGAGATGAGGATGGCATAATGGCAGCGACGAAAAAGCCGAGCGGTCTCAGCATCGCAAGAAACAATATGAAGTTTACGATCAGCTGGAAGATCGCTGACGCTAATTATGGCGCAGGCCAGCAACTCCAGTGGCGTATTTTTGCAGGCGGGAAATGGACGGCGTGGACGAGCGTCACGATCGGCGTCAAGGCAACGACAGCGACCGTTTCACAGAGCGCGTCAAGCTACTGGCCGAATACGTCGGTGTTTTTCTACGGCATCCAGTTCAGGATCCGAGGGAAAAAGACTGATTGCGACTGGAGCGAATGGGCTGAAAAGACGATGGATCTGTCTGCTCCGAGTGCTCCGACAATTTCAGCGGTTCTTGATAACAACCTCGACAATGTTACTGCGTTCCCGTGGTCAGCACCGAGCTCCAGCACGGACGCGAAACCATATCACAGCGTAGAATGGCAGACGATACTGGTCAAGGAAAGCAACGAGACGGACGGTTCGAAGCTGTCGTGGAAAACAACCACGCTCGGATGGGCAGCGGGCACATCTACATCGACCTCCGGAACGATTACGCGGACAGAAGACACGACGCTTCTGGCAGCGGCCAGTTATACGCGCTGGGTCAGGATCCGGTCGAGAGGCTGCGGAGGGAACGGCGCAATTCACGGTTGCAGCGCATGGAAATACGCGAAGCACGTCTACGCAAGACCTTACAAAGCGGTTATCAACAAAGCCTCAAGGGAAAGCACAAATTATATCCGCGTAAACTGGACGGCAAACGCAACCGCTTCGCATCCGATCGACTCGATTGATGTCGACTATGCAATCGGCACTCCGAGGGCACAGCTTCAGCCGCCAGTAAGTCCGAGTTGGACAACGGCATTTACTTTCCGAGACACAACCGGCAACGATGAAGCATTCTTCCAGGTAACGGATGTTCTCGACGACGACGAGTGTCTGTGGGTGCGTGTGAATGCGCATCATGACCATGAAGGCAACAGCAGAGCGTCAGATCCTGTTGTAGTTGCGGTAGGTCCGCTTGCAATGCCGTCAGGTCTATCTGTACAGACGAATGATCAGACATACATGGCAACGGTCACAGCGACCAATAACAGTGACGTCCCTGACTCGGAGCTCGCGATCGTCTTCCGGCGCAAAGGCAGCAAAGACATCATTGTCGGATATATCGAACACGGAAGCACATCAGCGTCCGTACAGTGCCCGAACTGGTCTGACGGTGTGCCGGTTCAGTTCGGCGTTTTCGCGTATCAGGGCTATCGGATCGAACAGTCCGCAATCACCACGCATGGAGAAGCGTCAACAGCGAAAACTTACTCTGTTGATGCGAACATGAAATCAGCAACGCTCTGGGCGGGTGGTTCGGTGCCGATCGAGCCGTCGAACGTGATTGCATCGAAATCTGAGACCGAAGGCGAAGTGGTTCTGACATGGGGCTGGGCATGGACATCCGCGAACCGTGCGGAGCTCAGCTGGTCTGATAATCCGAATGCGTGGGAATCCACAGACGAACCGAGCACCTACACCGTCACAAGCATCAATACAGCAAAATGGCGCATATCTAATCTTGAAGTGGGGAAGACGTGGTATTTCCGCGTCAGGCTTGCAGAAGAGACGGAAGGCGGCACAACATACGGACCATATTGCGATACGGTGTCAATCAAGCTTTCCGGAGCGCCTAATATCCCGATTTTGATGCTCACCAAGGCAGTCGTTCCGGCGGGTGGAATCTTTGGAGCGTCATGGTCTTATGAGTCTACGGATGGCACGATGCAGGCATATGCGGAATTGCAGGAAGTTACTTACGAAGACGGCGACATTGACACGGCCGAAGTGATCGCTCATGCGACTACGGAGCACAGTATCGAGATGACAGCTCCGGAGGCATGGGAAGACGGCACCGAGCATTATTTGAGGCTTCGGATAACATCCGAGAGCGGTCAGATGTCCGAATGGAGCGACGTGGTCACGATTGTGGTGGCAGAACCGCTCGTTATCAATCCTACGCAGATATCTTTGCGACTCATTAGTATTGATGATGGGGCGCAGGACTTGCGTCCAATCATGGCGCTTGAGTCGCTTCCACTTACAGCAACCATTTTAGGAGCCGGAGCCGGTGGCACGACAACGCTCGAAATAGTTAGGGCTGCATCGTACGTCATGAATCGCCCTGACGAATCCTTATTTAACGGGTACGATGGCGAAACGGTCTGCCGCATATCCCAGAGCGGAGAGGCCCAGATGTCCATCGGCTTGAGCGACTTGATCGGAACGCTCGACGACGGAGCGCCTTACAGGCTGATCGCAACGATTCAGGACGGCTTCGGCCAGAGCGACTCCTGGTCACTTGATTTCGAGGTCCACTGGACGCATCAGGCAGTCATTCCGGATGGCGAGGTGGAAATCAGCGACGGCATCGCGATTATTACTCCAGTAGCTCCAGAGGGATACACAAGCGGAGATACTTGCGATGTTTACCGGCTTTCAGCTGATCGCCCGGTCAAGGTCCTCGAAGGCGCTGAGTTCGGTACTGATTACGTGGATCCATATCCGGCAGTTGGTGATTTCGGCGGATATCGGTTCGTGTACATGACCATCAACGGCGATTACATTACCGAAGATAACGAGCTCGCATGGCTTGACGTTATGGGAGGAATTGCGGACCAAGTTACAATCATCGACTTCGATGGCAACCAGATCATTCTCCCCTACAATTTGGAAATCTCAAACAACTGGGAAAAGGACTTCAAGGAAACGAGATACCTCGGCGGGAGCATCCAGGGCGATTGGAATCTGGGAGTCCACAGAGGCGCATCGGCAGGCACCGAAGTGGCCACGGATGACCAGAGCATCATCGCAATGATGAGAAGACTTGCGGTATATCCGGGGATTTGTCATGTGCGGACTCCGGAAGGGTCCTCGTTCGCTGCAGATGTCCAGGTGAAAGAAGTCCAGTCGTACAGCGTGGCGGGCAAGATCGCCACCTTTGACATGGCCATTACCCGCATTGATTCAAGCGGCCTCGACGGACTTCCGCTCGATGAGTGGGCGCCGTAAAGGAGGGCGTGATGGATTGGAGCAAGGGATACTCGGCATCGTGTTATGTGAAGACGGTTGATCCTGATTCCTGGCGCGATGTCGATAAACTGGATATTTACAGCGGATCCATAAAACGTTCGGAAGGAGACCTCGCAGAGGCTGCGTCGCTTGATTTTACAAATTATGATCAGGTAGCGGAGCGATGGATCCGGGTGTGGATGGACGTCCGGCAGGGCGGAGACAGTGGACATGTGGCTCTCTTCACTGGCCTTGCAACATCGCCGTCCAGAGACATCAGTGGCAGGATGAGCACAAGCTCCGTCGATTGCTATTCGGTCTTAAAGCCGGCGCAGGACGTACTGCTCCCACGCGGGTGGTACGCTCCGGCAGGCGCAGAGGGCGCGGCTCTCGTTGCGATGCTGCTGGGTGTTACTCCGGCGCCCAAGGTCGTCGAGGAAGCATCTCCGGCGCTTACTGCTCCGTATATCGCGGAAGAAGGCGAAAGCAACCTCACGATGGCGCGGAAGCTGCTGGAAGCCATAAACTGGAGGATCAGAATCACCGGGGACGGTAGGATCCACATTGAGCCGAAAGCATCACAGGCAGCGGTCACGTTCGACAATATTGAATACGACGCCATCGAGCCGGAACTCACGATCGGATATGACTGGTATGCCTGCCCGAACGTTTTCCGGGCGGTGCAGGGAGATACGAGCGCGGTTGCGGTTGATGATGATCCTGACAGCATATTCTCGACGGTATCCCGCGGGCGAGAGATCTGGATGGAGGAAAGCGACGTCAATTTGACCGACGCAGAATCACTCCAGGCGTACGCCATAAGGCGCCTCAAAGAAGAACAGAACGTCGTTTATTCGGCGAATTACGACCGGCGTTATCATCCGGATGTCAATGTTGGAGATCTTATCCGCCTGCAATATCCCGAGCAGAACATCGTCGGACTATTCCGTGTAACGAGCCAAAGCATCGACCTGGAATCTGGCGGCAGAACATCAGAGGAGGCCGAACGGTATGAGGCTTAAACAAATACAGAAGGATCTCGTCGAGGCACTCGGAGCATCTAAGCCGAAGACATCCGGATATGACACGGAAGCAACCGTGATCAGAATTGAAGGTCAGACAGCATGGGTGCATATCCCGGGAGGCATTGACGAGACTCCGGTCGCAATGACCATAAACTCGAAGCGCGGTGATAAGGTCCGCGTCAGAGTCAAGGGCGGCACGGCGTGGCTGATCGGTAACGACAGCGCGCCTCCGACGGATGACAGGAAAGCGATAGAAGCAGCTGCGAAGGCTGATGACGCTCAGAAAGTAGCAGACTCTGCAAAAGAAGGAGCGGAGGCTGCTTGGGAGTACGCAGGCATCGCAAAGACAGCCGCAACGACGGCGAACGATGCAGCCAACAACGCACTGACTCAGCTTTCTGTCGTTGAGGACGTAGCTGGTACGCTCGCATGGATCCAGGAGCATGGCTCCTATGTGCAGAGTACTGACACGTCAGTTGTCCCCGGCACAATATATTTTATTCTTCAAGGTGGCGAATATGTGCCGATAGCAAGCCCTGATCCGTCAGCCAACCCGGCAGCGGCAGGATGGTATGTGCTCGACATTACGGATTCACAGTCGCAGTACATCATGGCTCACTTGGCTGTCACCTCTGCCGGCCTCTGGGTTTTGCCAACGTCACAATATGCGGAAGTCGCGCTGACCGACGAGAATGATGATCAGATTGTAAACGAGGATGATGATAATATCTCCGTATGGGCGATCGATCCTCAGAACGCTGACGGATACAAAGTGCTGCTATCAGGTACCGGAATGACGGTATATAACGGCGAAGGCGCAGCGGTTGCAGTCTACAGTGACACGATCACGATCGGAGAAGCAACGAAAAA